CGTTGTAAGTTTCCGCCTTTTCTTCATTTCCCTCCTCAGCCAAATAGGCTCGATAAGCCGCATTGGCATTGGCCTCTGAACTGTATACACACTCACCATCTCCGATCCTCCATTTACCATTACTTTCGCAGTAATAAATTGGCATATATTAATTTTACGTGTTCTATAAATTCTTCATATTTCATATCGCTTTTAGCAATATTACATTTTTTACAACATGGTAATACATTACCTTTAATATAACCTTTTTTACTATCAATTCTATCTATCCCATTATAATAAAAAATATGAGTAAAAAATTGTTGTTTATATATATATTTATTAGAATTTAAATTTCCGCAGTAATGACATTTACTTTTAAATAATTCTAAAACTTCTTTTCCATTTAAATTAGAAGTTAAACCTTTATGTAAATATCTTTTTTTTAATCTACTCAATAAAGAATTAGCACATATTAATTCTAAATCTTTTGATTCCAATTCTTTTGCCGATGATTTTTTATTTTTACACTTTCTACATAATTTACCTTTTCTATTAAATTCATCTATTCTTTGTGTAGTATTTTTATAGCAATCTGTACATATAAAATCTATATAAGTTCTTAACCTACCCTTGGTATCTACTTTTGTATATTTTTTTATGTCAAAATCAAACAGTTCCATCATTTCATTATTACTTTCCCATTCGCATCTCTACGTGGCACAAATGCCACCGTACATCTGCAATTAATTGTAAACCCAGCAGGAGCAGTAGGATCACCCGGGTAGGAGGCACTTATCGGCCTTCCCAAGATGTCTGCGCTTGTGAACGGCTCATTGTACGCCTTCACCTGCCCATCCATATCCCAATGGTCATATCTATCCTTTGGTATGCGTCTTGTCCGACTATCCCTTGTTGCCACCCACATCTTGTCAACTACAAATGGATGCTTTTGCGCAGCAACAAATGATGCGTAGTTAGATGCCCTCATCACCTCTGTCCTCGCTATTCGCATCGCCCTCATCATCGCATACTTGAGATCGCTATTGGTTCGTATAGCCTCGGCAATCTCCTTTGGACTCTTGCCTTCGCCAATACTTACGTTTATGATAAGTATCAAGTGTTTCTTAGTTGTTTGCGTCATTTGACTTACAAGTAAAAAACCCCATTGTATCAAAAAACTCGTCAACTCATCAAGCCAATCGTTGTTAAGGTCGAACGGGTCATAGGCCTTACGACTCTCAATACCAACGGCACGATAGACCGAATTTCCAAAAATCACCGCACTCTCTCGATACAACTTACGCAAGATTGTGATTAACTTATCATCCCACGCCATCGCAGCGAGTGATGACCTTGCGGCCTCTGGTCCGATGCGTTCCACCATCTTTGCAAATTCCTCGACCTCTTTCTCAATCGCTCCCTTAAATAAAGAACTATATTTTTTATCCAACTGCCTACGCAGTCGCTCCACCTTCAGCCAATATGTTTCCCTCTGCGATGCGTTCATTCATCAACTTTTCATAGTAATAGTTACGAAGCCTCTGCATCATTTCTCGCTCCACTTTGCAACGCATCTCGCTCTCTGTCTTGGGATAACGTGTCATTACTATTATCCATACTTGCAGGTTCTTCATAACTTAAATCCATTGCTACTTGTTCAAGCACTACCAACCCTTGATTGACATAACTAAAGTCATACGCACCACCCTTAGGTTCGTAGTTCATAGCCACTCGCTTCTCATCCATTGTCAACCAGTTGGCATCACGCAAAATACGGGTCATACGCTCCATATCTTGCTGCATCTCCGGTATCGCAGTTATATCAAAGTCAATGTAAACATCCTCACCATAAATAGGCAATAACCACCTATTCAACTCATCCCTCAACTCCGAACAAAGAGGAATGATGGTGTTGGTCATCATATCACGCAATGCGTTTTGGTAGTTGTTGTATGATGTGGTGTCGGTGTCGAATAACACTTGTGGAAGACCAAACACCCGACACCATTGTTGTAATGACATCTTGAGCGTACCCAACAATTCCATATCAACACTACTCAAACCAAAGTTTAAATAATCCCAAGGTGTTTGTAGTACCCTTATCGCTCCTTTGTTGTCTATGCCATTGAGGTCATCATTGACCGCTCTTTTTATAAGATTCGCTTGTTCAATGGTAAATGTCGCTATGCTTGAACCCACTGGCCGTGGCACTATCGCCCCTTTCGCACCCCCATTGCCCGTCATCATCGCACTTGCGTTGTGGGCATTGTTGCTCATCCTTAAAGTGGAGTAGGAAGCACGTAGGGGTGATAGACCACGTAAGTGAGTTCGTGTAACATCGTTGAACTCTGGATTCCAACTTTTCCAAGCACACACTTGCTCTTTAGGTATATCAATACCCATTCCCACCATTAGTTTATATCCGAGTATTCCGTAAAGATCGTTTGGGTCAGGGTAAATGTCCAAGAACTGCGTAGGAAGTACGTTAAGTTCGAGAAACTTACTACCTTGAATGTTGGCGTTGTTGCCGTATATGTTACCTTCACCGCTTAAAATTCTATATCCAAAAAGATTTTGTAAAAATTGGTCTTGCGCTTGGAACTTATTAGGTTGCTCAAGCAAACGTGCAAGAGGAGAGTTCATCACAATGTTATCGGAGTATGCGTTCTTACGCTCAATGAGTGCTTGTTCAAACGCACCTTTGTTCGCAAGTCCCTTCTATAATTTCTTGTAACGCAAAAGCGATGTCCTCGCTTTCTCGCCATTGTTCATCTTGTAAACATACCAAGGGATTGATGCGGCTTTCCGTGCAAGGAAACTTACGATTGCGTAAACATCGGCATTGCCAAGATAACCTTCTTTAACGTAACTTTCTCTTTCGTAATTTTGCAATACCGCACCATTGATCGCCTTGAGAGCATTATTGCTCACATTTTCATAAGGGTCTAATCCCTTTCGTTTAAATATGTCTAATAAACCCATCTACTTTATATTACCCCCCACGTTAGTGAAGGGATGGTTAATTTACTATATATGCTATATCTCATTGCGTCTGAGATATGATCCATAAACTTTACTGGTTGGTCTAATTTGTTGCCGTTCCTATCCGTTTTCCAACGATAGCTTTTTAACTCCTTCAACAAATTTACACTATCTTGATGAATAGTTAGGGGTGTACCTTTTACACAACGTATGCCCTCGGTCACATCCTTATTAGCGGGTTTGGCATTAAAGCCATTTCTCACCAATTCCTCAATGGTCTTAGGCTCTGCTGCGTCACAATAAATCTCATCGTACTTACTCAACTCCATCGCCTTTAGTCTATCAATGAGGTCATTGGTTGTTAACTTCGCCTCATAGAGCATCTCCTTCACAAACGCTATCCCTTCCTTAAACACCACCTTCACCATCGCAGTTGGTACATTGAATCCAAAGTCAAGACCATAAACAACCTCACCATCCTCGGGGAAATTCTCCGTAGTCTTATAGTGCGTATATATCAAATCTTGACTAAGTCCCCTCTCACCCAAGCCATACACTTGCCAATAGTTAGGGTCGGCATCCTTCATCCTCTCCAACTCCAAAATAAGTTCCCTTGGAAGAAATGGATTGTCACGAAATGTTGTGATATAAAAATCAGCATCGTCACGAGGAATCACCATATCATAAATCCAACTCGATACATCGGAAGGATTATAGTCAATCACTATCTTACCCTCGGTACGCATAATAAGTTGCATCCACGCATCATAACTCAACTCATTGGCCTCATTGCAAAACAAATAGTCCCTCGCCCTACCACGAATCTTTTGTGGCTGATCCGCAGAAACAAACTCAATGATGTTGCCATTCATCTCGTAAATCTGGTCAGTCTTATTGTGATTGTTATCATCATATATCCCAAGTCTACCAAGTATATCGATAAAGTCCCTTAAGACCGTACCCTTTATGCTTGGAAGCGATTGGCGAACTATCGTTAAGGTCTTGCCATTCTCTTGCAATAACTTTACGATGAACCAAATGAGGATGTTATAGGTTTTCCCGGAGCGAGAGCCGCCCTGCATCACCGTGATGCGTTTATCACTATCCATCAATAATTCAAAGACCTTGTTAGTTTGGAGTTTGGCTTCCATAGTAAAAAAAAATTCGAGTTTTAGTTTTCGAGTCGAAAAAGTGTACCAAAAAGGGGGGTCATCGTATAGTGGTTTTTTATATGTGTGTTTTGGTGGTTGTCATTTGGGCGGTTTGCCCCCGCCTCGGTCTGGTTCGGTTTTGTAAAGTACCCCCCTCATCGTGTGGCGGCCATATAATATACATTATGTTAAGTAGAATCACAAATGATTCATTAACAATATATTAAGAAACCCCTCTCCCACCCCACCGGTTAGGCGACTTTTTCCAGTTCGTGAGGCCTTACTACTTCAACGGCTACGTTGTTCAGTTGTCCCTCAATTTTGCTCTCAATCTTTTGAGTGGGCAAACCAATGTAATACTGAATAAATAGCTGCAATGCTTTCATATCACCGTCTCTCAGTTTCTCACGTAATTGCTTGAATGCCTCCTCGGCCATTGGTTCGAGTTTCTGAATAACCTCCTCTTCACTCATACGTGATCTTCTTCCGCTATTCGGTCGCTTTCCTCCCCAGGTTGTAACGGGTCGACCAGTTTTGCGGCTTATTCTTACCGGCTTTTCGTTTGTGTTCTTGGTTTGTTCTTGGCTATTCATAGTCGGCTTTGAGTGTTTTTTCGTTCAGTTGTATTGCCTCCATATTATGTGTAAACCCTTTGGGATCAATACTTTGCCTCTCATATAGGCGAAGTTTAACCCAGTCGGCTTTGTCCTTGTGTTGTGTAATATATTCAATAAAATCAGGCAAATAAAGGTTTAGAATTAACCCGTTGCTAATTTTATCTTTTTTTATGTAAAAGCCTTTCTTTTTCAATCTATCCAAAATAGACAAAGATTATTTGCTTTTTATTTAAAATACACAATACTTTGTTAGTATTTTTCTATTTCTTTCATATTTCTTTATTAACTTTTGTTTATTAACTTTTGTTTATTATCTTTGAGGTATCAATTCACCACTAAAAAATAAAACAAATGAAAAAAAAAT